ATATTTCGCCGACAAAAGGTTTATACTATGTGTAACAAATATACTATATTTTTTCAAAATGTGTCCCCGGTGGCACAAAACGGAACATTTCCCCGGGGAAATGTTTTTACAATGGACTCATAAAATAAACTGCTTTTCCTAATATATGAATCTGGTCAAGTTCTTCGTTCACATAAACAAAAGGTTCATACTTCGGATTTTCCGGAGATAAAACAAGTTTATTCTTCTGCGGATAATAATAAACACGCTTTAGCGTTGCTTCATCATCAATTATAACCGCCGCTATATCTCCGTTATCAACTATAGGCATCTGTTTTATAAAGACAATATCACCGTCATGTATACGGGCATTTATCATGCTGTCGCCATGAGCTGTCAGACAAAAATCTGCATTGATGTCCATGTCTGCCATTATGAAATTTTCCTTATCCTCCTGTGCAAATATAGGTTCACCACAGGCTATCTCCCCGAGCAAAGGAAAACGTTTCATTTTTACAGAACTGATATTATCGTATTTATTTATAAGTTCGGCGATTTGATCCGTTTCATTTGGATCATCTTCCCAGCCCATTAGATACGCTGGTGTAGTATTAAGAGCTTCGGCAAATTTTATTATCATAGGACGTGAAACGTCACGCTCTCCTAATTCGATTTTATTAATTGATGACCTTGATTTATATCCCACTTTTTGTGCTAATTCATCTTGTGTTAAATCAAGCGATTGTCGTAATTGTTTAATTTTGTCACCGATATTCATGTCCGTATCACCTCATCAATATAATATCATAAAGTAGTCTTATTGTCAACAAAAATTTACGCTGCAAGTTGGCAAAATGTCAACAAAAGTAGCATTTACTTTTTGTGTAAAACAGAAAAAAAGTAAATATATGTTGACAAATTGTCTACAGTATGTTATGATTGGATTGTAGACAAAACGCCTACAATCCACATGCAAAGGAAGTGAAAAAAGTGGCAAATACTCAATATCTCAGAGAAAAAATAGATAATTCTGCATACACTTTACAGGATGTTGCAAATTATCTTGGAATCTCACGGCAGGGATTAGCAAAAAAGCTGAAAAATAATTCAGAATTTAAAGCAAGCGAAATTAAAAAACTTGCAGACATGTTCAAATTGACTTACAAGGAACGTAATTATATTTTTTTTGCTGATTGTGTAGACAATAAGTCAACAACATCATAACGAAAGGAGAATTTTTATGATTGATAAAAAAGAAAACATCCCGCCGAACGCAAATGAAGTTAATGCACCAAAGGCGTTTGATGAAGTACATTTTTTAAAAGATAAGCTATCTGCATCAGTAACAACAATCAATTTACTTAATCGGGTACTAAAGATTCTGGTGGACGAGCTTGAAAAAACCAAAACGAAAGATTAGTTAATGGAAATATATGTCAACAAGTAAGATTTCTTAAATCTATTGTTATATTACAATAATACGAAAGGAGTGTGAATGATAAAAATTGAAAGACAAAAAGAAACCTGCCGAAATCTTGCATGAAATCGTCAGGAATTTAAAACACAAAGAAAATACGAATCGTGTTCAATCAGAATCTGATAAAAAGTTAGTTGAACGAATAGAGCAGCTCGAAGCCTATCAAAGAACTTTGATAAGAATTTTGAATGAATATCATATTCCAGTTCCTACAGAAATAGAACTTGATGCTGCTATGTGCTTTGAAAATGAGAATGACGTTTTCTATAGGCTGGCATCTATAGATGATAAATTAGAATCGCTTGAAAACTTCTATACAGATCATTTAACTGAAATCGCAAAGGTCAGATTAAAGCATGATGAAACATTTCCATTAAACAAGGCAAATGTAATATAGTTATACTTTTTCAACTATATCGCCAATTTTTATAGGTTCATTTTCATCTAAAATTAAACCGCCAGATATTTGTTCCGGATCAACGTTCAATGTAGCTGGCTGGTCAATGAATTTTTCAGATACTCCCATCATAGCTGATACAATCTTAGATGCAGCATTTTGGCATATACACATTTTGTCATATACTATTGTTGCTTTTACTGTTGCTTTTAATCTGCGGATTTCACCTAATGACTCAGATGTAACCGGATCTACAACTTCTTCAGATTTCGTTGAATAAATATTAAATTTATCGCCAATAGAAACAGCATTTCTTCCGCCACAATTTATAACAATGTTCATATCATCAATAATTTTAACAACCTTAAATTTTTCCATTTGTATTTATTCTCCTTTTTTATCTGCATTTATTGCATTCGTGAACATCTTATACAAGTTATATGCAGTATTAAATCGGTCTTTGTCGCTGCTTTGAATAGCATTAATAAAAACAATATTTAGTGCCGCCCAATTATCTTCATATAGACCCAATTTGTGTTTTTTGGCATTAAATTGTTTAGACAATGCCTTATGCCTGATTTTTATATCTTTAAGCTCATTTTGAACTTGTTGCAATTCCTTTTCTTTTACTTTTAATTCGCGATTTTTTTGAAAGCAAATTTTAACTACGGATATTATCAGCGATAAAGTTGCTAATATTAATATCGCTATAACCGCATTCTTTTTATTTTTGAACGCAATCCAAAAGCCTACTATACCTATTAAATTTAAAAACACTGTGATGTATATCCAGATAAAATTTTTCATGTTTAGTCCACTCATTTATGATTACTTAATCTTATGCGAATCCGGATTATCTGTTCTTCCAAGAAGGTAGTCAACAGAACAATCCAGATAATCGGCGATTTTGGCGAAATTCAAAGTTAAAATGTCAG